AACATTGTGATCAGTTATTGCGGTAGCTTCTCCAAGCATACTTGCAATATAAGTTAATAAAAATGCGTCTTTATGATAAGATAATTTTGTTTGCGGTGTTTTTTTTCTCATCTTGACTCCTTATAATATTTTAAAACTTGTTTTACCCAACGAGGTATTGGCTTTCTACCGCTTAACCAGGTAGAAACTATTACACGATCAGAAGGAGTAACCTGGTCAAAACATATTCTGCATAAGTCCGCTTGAGTAATATCAAGCGAACTCATTAATTTTTTTAGTTCATTGTGTTTCATTATTAATCCTTAATACTAGGATTTTTTATCACAATAAAACCATTATCATTAAGATATTTTTTTATATCTTTGTGTTTGTTATCAACAAGATGATTAATATTGCTTAATAAATCATTAATTGTAGATTGTTTAACCTTGTTTTGTCCGTCAAGAATATAAACAAGATTATATAAAGTTTTAGGATCGTTTAGATCATATTTAGTAATATCAATTGTTTGATTATTCATTATATCTCCTTTGCTAAAGCTTGACCAAGATGCCTAAAAAAATGTAATACATCACCGTTAAAAAAATCTATTTTAACAATAGTTTTTTTAATTTGTTCTTGCTCTTGTTTTGATGTTATTTTTATGTGATCAATTATAGATCCATAAGAAATAATATTTAAAGTACCGTTTTTATTGATTTCAAAAGTATCTTCTTTATTGATATTTTTTTCATCAATAAAAGTATCTAACCAATTATTAAAATTGCTCATAGTTGCTCCTATAATCTTTTGTAGATTGCACGAGCTAACTTTTTGTTGCTCATGTTATTTAAAACATCTTTTGTTAAGTAATCACGAGCCATAGAAACAAAATAGTCAATTGATTGTTTTTGTTCGTGATCTTTTCTTATTTCAATTGCTTGTTCATATTGGAACTTACTTCCAAAATTATAAGCAATCAAAACACAGTTTTCTGTGTGGTTGTTGTTGTCGGTGTTTTCTTCTACTGTTTGAAGAAAAGGTTTATAATCAATATTCATAATTACTCCTATTGCATAAAGTTTAAAAATAATGTGATTGCTGGAATTATTCCGATGACAATCAAAAAAAATATTAGTCCTTCATAATCCATAATGACTCCTTGATATTATGTTAAGACTAACATTAACCTATATACAATATTAGTCAATACATAATATACATAAAATGATAAATAATTTAAAATTAAATTATATTGACCAGGCACAAGCTCAGACGATTAAAGACAATGAAATTGAATTGTTAAGAGTTGTTGATTGTTTGAATGATGGGTTTCGAATTGGTAACGATAAGGATCAATATATTATTGTTAGGAAGTTGAAGAAGAACGACAGGAAGAAGAAGGATAATAATATTATTGCGGAGAATACAAGGGAATTATTGTGATTGTTTCCCTTAAATAATATTTTTGATACAAACTTCTTATGAGTTTTTTATAAATGGATGGATAAACGGTTATGCAAACCGTTTTTTATGACAGAAAACAGCCATTATTTATTAATGTCGTGTGAATGTCGTGTAAGTTTTGCCAGGATCTTTGTTTTTCGGCAGCTTGGGAAAGAAAGCAACCCCCATCTATATTTATATTTATATGTGGTAACCCACTTCAACTCAGCACAATTTTGCTTACGAATTTTATGAACAAAAAAAAACCAGTTAAAAATAAGCCGAAGATAATTTCCTTCACGGACTTAGTACAAGCTCTAAACAACAAATCAAACTTTTCTGATAATTCAGGTAAAGGAGTTGTTAAAGGCAAAGATGTTTCTCGCATGAATGATTTTCTTAAACAGAAATAGTGCAGCTAAACATCGTTGATTTGTTTTCTGGTATTGGTGGATTTAGTCTTGGACTACACAATGCAGACAAAAGATTTAAAACTATCGCATTCGCTGAAAATGATCCTTTTTGCCAAAAGGTTTTGAAAAAGAATTTTGGTAACACGAGGATCTTTAACGACATAAGAGAGGTTTCAATTGACCAACCAGTATTCCTTGTTTGTGGAGGATTCCCCTGTCAAGGTTTCTCCGTTGCAGGAAAGCAACGAGGTACAAATGATGACCGCTATCTCTGGGGAGAAATGTTTGACATTATCAAACAAACGAAACCCAGATGGGTTATTGCAGAAAATGTGCGAGGAATTGTTACTACACAAGACGGCTTGGCATTCAACATTGTCCACTCTGACTTGGAAAGTGAAGGTTACGAAGTCCAAGCGTTTAATATACCAGCTATCGGCAAAGGTGCATGGCACAGACGAGAAAGAATTTGGTTTATTGCCAACTCCCAGAAGTTGCGATCTAGAGGGTGGAGTAGTAAAAAATGTGGAGTTGAAGAATGGAAGTTTCAGCAGAAAGAACAAAAAGGGAGTTCGATTTGGAGTAAAACTGAAAGATGCAATTCACTTCATAGAGAAACAAAAAATACTACCAACTCCAACGAACTCGGAACACAAGTATCGACTCAAAGGAAACTCACAAGCATCGAATTGCTTGGAAGCGAGAGCAAGGAGAGGAGAATTAAAAATATATCCAACTCCAAATGCAAGAGATTGGAAAGACACAGTAAATACAG